TATATTCATCAGTTGCTTTAAATGTTAATTCATATCCGTGACGATTACAAAATTCTACTAGATATGGATATAAACCTACATAGAGAGTTTTACGAATAAGAGAATACAGTCGAACTTTACCATCCCATAATCTGGCTCTAAACTTAGGGGTAAATCGAGCTCCTGGAACTTCATACGTAAAGAATCCTTCTAGATCTTGTTCGCATGAAACATCTCCATATACTCTTATATAGACTTCAGATATTTTTTCAACCGTTAATTTCATTACATCCCAGCTAGGAATCTCTTCCATTCAACTGCAGTTTTTAATTGCCAATCTCTTGCCTTGATCTGACCTAAGATTGACTCTAATAGATATCCCATAGTTTCAAGATATTCGATTTTTGCTGTAAGTGTGATAAGTTCTGAATCACCTTGGAGTATTTCATCCATCTCATTCTTAAGTGGTTTGATAAGTTGGTATGGATCCCAACCTAGTTGTTGTAGTTCTTCTCTAGATAATTCGCCTCTATAATATCTAAACTTATTTTTACGTAAAGTATTATAATCAGCTCGAGCTTTTGTAAGCTTTAATTTTACCTGAGTTATAAGCTTGATATATTTAGAATGCAGTAAAGCTGACTTAGTTGCTTCCTCGCCTAGATGATTATCGCTCATCTGACAATCGGCTTCCCACATCGTTTGTATCTCATCAATATTCATAATTATCTCACATCGGTCAAAATTATATTATAACATAAGACCGATTTAATGTAAACTGTTAGATTAATTTAAACGTAGTGTACTTGAATGATGCATTACCAACCAAATAGGTAATATCAGTTACGGTTGATAAGAAAGTCAATGAACTAAGAGACACTGGAAACAGATCAGTGAATATAACAGACTTGATAGGTACATTATTGCTGGCTAGTATCTCTAGCGTACCATCTGAATAGCCTTTTGCTATCTCACTAGTATCATATATGTTTCTTAATGGGTTAGTACTTTTTGTTTGTTCGGCAATATAGTCAGTGTACTCTTGATGAGTATTAGGGAATCCTAAACCAGTCATCCAGTTATAGATGGAGGTATAGTTAGTCATATTCTCATCGATAATAAACTGAAAATTTAGATCTCCAAATGTCAACATCTCGCCTGGGATCTTAGCTATAGAAAGAGGAGTAGGCATTGCAATATCACCTAAACTTAATTCAGGTAGATTAACTTCTTGGGCAAAATATGATACGCCTGGTAATTTATTGATCGATAACTTAAACCCATTAGGACTTAATGGATTAATATTTGAAGGTATCGGACATCCTGTAGTTGTAGCCATAGTAAATTCCTTGTTATTATATACTATTTATATGTAATAAAAAAGGGAACCGAAGTTCCCTCTTTTACTATGTAGCGTCCTTACGGATCTAATTACATAAAACTTTCTATTACATTAAGTTAGTTACGCTAACTTTTCTGTAGTAGTAGTTCTTACCAGATGCTAAGTTGTCTTGACCTGAAGTAGCGTCGTCTAAGTTAACAAATGGGTTAGCTACTAGACCATAACGTGTCTTGAAACCAATTTTTGGTTGGAAGCTGTTAGGATCAACAGCACGAACCAATTGGAGAGGAACGTATGGGCAATAGAATAAACCAGCATCAAATGCTGATGTACCTTTGTAACCAACTGTAAAGAACTGTGTAGCACCTTGGTTAGCAGTATATGGATCAACATACACTTTATACTTACCATTGAGAACACCAGCGAAAGTTGTAGAAGCTTCGTCAACGTTTAATGATGTTGATAAAGCAGGAGCGTAGTCTAAAACACCAGCCATTGCTAATGCAGATGCAACATCTGAAGAGCAAAGGATGAAGTTACCACGACCTCTACGAGTTTGTTGAGCAATCGCATTAGCTTCACGTTCGATTTGGAACAATAAGCCTTTGAATTTTTCAACAGACCAACGACCATTAGAGTCAACGTCTAAGTCGAAAGTACCAGCAACAGCAGTACCAACTTGAGCACCGACTTTAGCTGTATAGTAAAGAGTACGAATAACTTCACGGTTGATTTCAGCTAAGATTTCTGTTGAAAGGATGTTGCTTAATTCGCCTTCAGCATCTAAACCATGAACTGATTTCAAGTCTTGAGCTAACTCGATTGAGTATTCAGCTTTAAGAGCACGTGTTTTCGCTGTTACAGAAGTTTTCTCGATTGAGAAAGCCATTTGGTTGAATGAACCGTCGCCTGTACCGCCTTGACCTAACGCTTCACCAGCTGCAGTAGTAATACCGCGACCGATTTCGTTAGTTGCAGGAGCCCAATCAGAACCAGCTGTAACGTGGTTTGTGTTGTCACCAGAGAAGCCAGTTAAAGCTTCATTGAATAAAGCTTCTGTGCCACCTTGTGTTGAGTATTTAGATTTCATCGCGAAGATGAGACCTGTAGGTTGAGTCATTGGTTGAACACCGCAGATATCATATGCAATCATTTGTGGCATAGCACGACGAACGAGAGCGATAAGAACTGGGTCGAAACCAGAAACTGTACCTGTAGCAGCACCAGCGCCGCCTAAACCGATGCCAGAACCACCAGAGTTAACTGGGCTAGCTTCGAAAAGAGCTTCAGCTGATTTTTGCATTTCGCGCTCTTGGTTTTCCAAGAGAACTGCAGTAACTTCTTTACGATAGTTATCTTTAATAGCAGGTAATGATTCGTGTTCTAGAATCGGCTGCCATTTTTTAACTAAGTCTTGACGTGATGTCATTTTATTTTCCTTATTTAATGTTGTTGAGAGCAGACATATATCTCTTGATTGAAGGATCAACAGCTTTTTCTTCTGTTAATGATTCAACCGGAGTATCTGTAACTACTGATTCAACGATTGTTGATGATGTCTTGTTCGTGAAATAACTTTCACGGATTGTCTGAACTTTCTTTTCAAAAGTTTCTTTGTCTTCAAAAGCTAACTCTTCAGCTAAACCAAAGAATTTTTCTTTATCAGTTTCTGTAAGACCTTCTGCTGTATCAGCAATGATAGCTTCACGTGTTGCTTCGTTAATTACTTTAGATAATTCAACGTTAGCAGCAACTTGTTCGTCTAACTTAGCTTGTAATTCAGCAATAGCTTCTTCTTGAGCACCTAATACATCGAACTTCTCTTCTGGAATATCGATATAATGTTCTTCGAATAAGCCTTTAAGACCAGACACGAAACCTTCTAAGATTTCAGACTTCATACCACTTTCAAGGGCAATTTCATTTTGTTTAATCCACGACTCAACTACGTAGTTGAGATATCCATCAACTTTTTCAACAAGACCCTCTTGATTTTTAGCAGCTTGCTCTGCAAGGCGTGCTTCAAATTCTTCTTCTAATCGTGCAACTTCTTCTTTAACACGATTAACGATAGCTGCTTCGAAAATTGTAGCTGCTTTTTGTTTGAATTCCTCTGTGAGGTCTTCACCATTGATTAAAGCTTCTACATCTTCTTTAACTGAAGTAGCTGTACGAATAACTGCTTGATCACCAGATTCTGCTTTAGCGGTAACTGTATTAGGTTTTTTACCTGGAGCACCGTTAATTGCTGCATCTTGATCTTGTACATTGTTCTTAGCATTATCAGGGTTTTCACCAGCAATTTCGGCTGGACCGTTGATAGCTTGAGCAGCTGTACGAATAGGTTCTTTATCTCCTGCTGCAGCACCTTTAGTTACTGCGTCATTAGATCCTCTTTCATCTAATTCTTCTGCAATTTCTTCTACTGCATCAGACTCTTTAGCCTTTGATTCAGCTAACATCTGTGCAATTTTTTGTTCGATTGACATTCTTAGTCTCCTATTTTTATCTTTTTAAGATATTAATATTATTTATAGTTACTTAATTTTTGCGAGGAAGTTCATGAATACCTTCAACTTCGCTTCTTCTAAGTTTCTGCTTGAAGCCGCTCTAATTGCTGCTTGAGCTTCGCGCAAGTCTTTCTCCACAAACTTTCCATCAACCATAACCCACTCTTTAGACTCCATTACACCCTCAACGAAAGCATTAGGGGCTGATGGGTCAGCAACGATGTCCGCTGCTGTCGCTAAAGTAAAATCTTTACCAACGTAAGCAATATCGCCTTTACGATCTAAAGAACCCATACCTCTTGAAGATACACCTAAAGTAGCACCTTCATCGATAAGAGACTTAACGATCTTGCCGTATGGAGTATCCATGATCTTAGCTTTACCAATGAAGTTATCACCTTCACGACGTAAAGATTTAATCATATGTGATACACGGTCAAGATTGATCGTTGGAGAATCAGGATGACCTAATTCACCGAAAGCACGATTCTTATTGACATATTCATCGTTATATCGTTTGACTTCAGTATCAAGTATTTCTACTGGATAAATTCGTCCATTACGATTCTTTAAATTTGATTGAAGGAATACACCCTCAATAAAATATTCTTTGCCTTTACCTAGTTTTTCTTCAACTAAGTATTTTACCTGTTCGGTATGTTCTTTAATTAGTTTCATTGATTAGCTCCCTACCGCTGCTTCGTTATCGTATGCACCACGTAATGCTAATTCAGAAGTTGGAGAATAACCATCGACTTTACGTAATGTTAAGTATACTTGTGCTGCAGCACCTGTGATTGCCACGTTAATTGATTGATCGTTCTGAACTGAATCAGAGATACCTTCAGCCTTAAGGTTTAAATTAATACCATGCTGAGGAGATAATGATGCGATTACAACGCTGTTTCTTGTAATAGTAACCTGTGAGCTTAATAAACCAGTAGCTATAATACCTACGATATTAGCTTTTGGAGTACCACCTGCTGTTAAAGCATCTCTGCTACCTACTAGATCAGCTAATGCGATCGTTGAGTTATCAGCAGCCCCTTGTAATTTAACAACGACTTCATTAATTGTCTTTTTAAGATATGTTACGTTTAATGCCATCTTTATTCTCCGATTTTCTTAAGCACATGAATAAAGTTATCTTTACTTTGTCTCATGTACTCAATAATTTCCTGTTGATTATCCAATAGGTTATTTAGTTGTTCTTGGGTATCTTCATTGATAGCAATAATACTGCCATCAGTCAACTTATAGTCAATCTTACCCTCAATTAGTTTATCTAATTTGTTTAAGTTTCTAATTTCCTGTACTACAGGATCTACAGTAAAAAGTTTAGAGGAAGCAAGTTCTATATATGACTCTATTAAAGTATCTGTAACTTTTATATCGTGATGTTCTTTAATAATATTCGCTATCTTATTTTCTGATATCTGATCGTATAGCTCTGTCTTAATTTGCTCTTCTATATTTTTAGTATAGTATTTTTGTTTTAAGTATTGTCTTGCTTCCTCTAAATCTTGAAACGATGTCTTTTCTTTATCGATTAAAACGATACCTGTAACCGTCTTTTCGATAAGATGACCATTACTATGGGCTTGTTCTACAATTTGCGCACCAGTAATGTCTTGAGTTAATTTTTTACTAAATTGTCCGAAGTACATTATTGTATACTTTTATTATATCCAGGTTTCATTAATAATAATGCATCATCGTTTTCTTTTTTAAGTTGTTTCTTTTTCTCATCAGCAATATTAATCTTACCCGCTGCTGAAGGTAAACGCTCAGGTCCTGCACCAGAAGGATTATATGGATCATTCTCCATACAATTACATTTCTTAGCCGCTTCAATTAATGAAGCATCAAGACCTAAACTTAGTGCGTCTAATTTTGACATTATACGCCTTCTACTTCTGCTTCTACTTGCTGGTTTAAAGCAGTTTGATCTTCTGGAGTTAGTTCAACTTCAGGATTATCTTCTGTTTGTGTTTCTTCTACTTCTGATTCTGTTTCTAATTCTGCTTCTGTTTCTACAGATTGTTCTGCAGCAAACATGTTTTTAGCAACATTGATTCTCATATCTTCTAATCTAGAAGAGATACGAGTTGCCATCTCTGCATTAAATGCTGCATCAATTGCGGTAGCATCACCTGAATCGATAGCTGAAATTAAATTTTGTACGCCTTGTGTCATAATTAAAATCCTCCGTTTAGTTGACCATCTTGATCAGATAGTCCACCAGGTTGTTGTGGTTGCATAGCAGCCATTGTTTCCTGCTCTTGCTTCATCTCTTTTTCAATCTGTTCGATTTCCTCGTCAGATTGTTTTAAGATAAATCTTCTAACATATTCCATACTATAGTATTGACCAATGTATGGTGATATTTTGTTTAAAGTATCAATCCTATTATTAAGGATCTCAGTTTCTTTCATCTCAGCAAAATGGTTATCTTCTTGGAAGTCAAAACGAATGTCTTGTGACATCGTTTCCCATTCATCTGGACGAATAATTTGTTTTGCTATTAACTGAACTCTTAGAGCTTCAGAAAACAAAATAGAAAACTTACGTCTAATACGTTCAATAAACTTATTAAACTTAATCTCGTCTCGTGTAATCTCACTTGATCTACCTAAACTAAAACCATTATCTGGTCTCATTCTTGATACAGGTACGTTCAAGCATTGATATAAT